TGATTTTCTGCATACTCTGTGAATATTTTTAAATCTTTTTGTGAACGAAAGAGCTGACGTGTGTTTGATATAGCACTACCAGACTTTATCTCAAACCCTAGTCCGATTACACGAGGAAGATACCCCGTGTACGCTTGTGCAAGAAACTCAGCAGTGGCAAGGTCAATCTCTACGTTATTTTCTGCTCCCCATTCTTGAATGCGATACGGCATTGGTTCCCACCACGCATCCATAATGTCACCACGTGTTTGAAAATCAGCGATGGCAGGAGAATTAACACCAATTAATTCTGCTCCAATCCCTGTTAGTTCCCCTGCACCCCAAAGAGCTGTTTCAAGAGTACCCCGTATGATATTTTCACTAGCTACGCCCGTTACTCTTTGGATTTCGTCGAGTGTGGGATTTTTTAGTCCCTTGTTAATTATCAGAAAACGGGATCTAGCATCAAGTCCTTGCTCAATTAATTTTTCATTCAGATACTGAGCGTATGTTGCCCTGCCAAATTCGGGATCCGGACTCATGGTTGTGCTAAACAGCCTGTTCCAGAATTGAGCATTATTTACTCTATCAATAGTGAGGTTACCCTTTTCGTCTGCCATTCCAACCATTTCAGGAAGCTTTGTGAAGCGGGTGATAGCCTGATCCCACGGAATGCTCTTCTCTTGATTATCTTGTGAAAATTCGTTGGGAGGAAACACAATATCCGTTGCACCAAACTGGTTTGCAATTTCAATCTTTTCTTCAAGGGTTTTTCCTACCACATTTATATAATCACCATTCGCGTTTTTGAACTGAAGAGCAGTGTCAAATATTTTTCGATAGTTTTCGTTATCAAACGGCAGTATATCAGTTATTGAAAAGTCGGGAGTTGCTTTTGTCCAATCGTAATCAATGTTTCTTTCGGATGTTACTCCAGCTCCCAAAAAGCTTACAAGAGGAGCTGGCTCACGAGTTACTGTGATATCTTTTTCGGGGTCAAACGTTTTTGGTTCTGGGACCTCTTCAAACATTCCTTCGCGTTGAGGGACGGTTTCAATTTTTTCTTGGACGGCTGCTTGTACCGGACCCATCGTTAGAACAGAGCCTATCTTCTGTCCCAAGCCCAGCTCATTCATTTGATCATTCTGATTGTTTGCCATTACTGGGTTCCCGGTGCGAATTTGTTTACAAAGTTTTTGTTAGCTACATCAAGGAGATTTTTGTATAGATCATCTCCAAGTGCTTTTTTAGCATCTTCAAGACTACTGTATTGATCGGTATTTCCTGAATACAGAAGATCGCTGTTTATATTGTTGAGTACAAACGTGTTGTATGTATCCTGCGTTACATCAGGATTTACCGTGATAATCTGCTCAATAAGCGACGCACCACTTTTTGGCGTTGTTGCAGTAGACTTACCCATAGCACTGTAAACTCCGTCGATTGTAAAGTTTGTTCGGAATTTTCCATCACTACCCATAGTTAAAAGCTTTTCCGCTGTAATATATGTGTATTGTTTTTTGGGGTCACCAGATGAAAGCATATCTGCTCTAAATTCAAAAACACTTAGCATGTCTCTGACACCCATCAGAGCGTTTAACTGAGTTTGAGGACTAGCAGTAACTTCTTGCTTTAAGCCACTCATAATCATGGCAACGTCTTGGTCAGAAATGGTACGACCCCCTGTGCCACCCTGAATAGCAGCAGCAACTTCGTAGGCCAAAACAACAGTATAGAAACGACGACGAGCATACGCAGCATCATTAATCTTGGATATTTCCTCAAGTTCAGCCTCTATCGCTTTCATTCCTGCATCATCAAGCTTGAATCCTGCAGGATTCGTTGCTAAAGTGTTTCTTGCGCTAAGAACGGCTGCCATCATCTGATCTTTAGAACTGGAATCCCCAAAGTTGATATTTAATAGATCAGCACCTTTACCAGCAAGATACGTCACGCCGTCTGCAAAAAGGGACAAATTTCCTACTGATGTACTGTCAAGCAGTCGTATGCTTCCGTCCGGATTAGTCAGAATTTGACCCCTTGCATCTCTAGCATAATACGTATCGATAACAGAATTGGTAATACTCAACGCTCTGCGCGAAGCGTCGCGAACATTCATTTGATTTTCAATAAAATCATCTTTAGATTTCTCACCAGTAAATCCAAAGTATTCGTACATCGCGTTTTTTGCACCTGCACTCGACGGAACCAAGTTAAAAACAATACCGTGTGTTTGTCTAATGTCACCATTAGTCATATCAAACACACTTCGTGCTATTGGTTTAAATTCAGGAGCGTCTTCATTAAGTCTACCCGGACGAGGATCGATAAATTCGATGAAGGCGTCGAACTCTGTTACGTTCTGGCTCAATCCGAAAGGTGTCTTAGACATTTTAGTCAGGGTATGCAGCACTGGCTGGTCTTGAGACAATACAGGATTATTTTTATCATCTAAGAGGGGGCGACCATCCGGCGTTTTTTCTGTGTTTATAAAGGAACCCAAAGCAACAGACACAAGATCCTCTTGTTTTGCACGTTGTTGTCCTACCATGATGCCCGTAGGATTAGCAGCACTGAGAACAGGTATAAGATTGGTTGAAATAAAAGGGGTGTAGTTCTTAGGCCAACTAACAAGAAGACTCTTGTAAACATAATCAGGAGCAGTTGGATCAATCGTGTTTGCAGGAGTCCCGTCTTCAGTTGTGTTAGGAACAGGAACCACTGCAACCGCGCTATCTGTATTTGGGTCTTGGTTCTCAAGTGCTTTTTCGTTTCTGTGAGCGTCTAACAGGTCTTCATCGTACGCAGTAACAAGATCTTTCATTCCGGGCAGTTGTAAAAGAAGTGGAAATTCCATCTCAACATGCTGCTGAAGTGTTCTACCAAGAATCGTTCCCTTTTGAATGTAGTCTGCGTCTGATACGACGATTTTTTCGTGAGAAGCAACTGCGTCAGCGAAGGCGGAGCTAAGAAAGTTTTTTACAGAATTTGTATTGGAATTCTGCTCTAGCCATGTTGTAGCAGAGTTGGTGTTAGCGATTTGATTCAACGTCGTTTTAAGACGTTGAGTTGGCTCGGAGGCTTCTGAACCAAACACTATTCGGGATTCGTTATTTAACAATTCGTCCCCCGCATTAACACCAATAGAGTATGCCATCTTGGATTCATTGAGGGCTGCTGCTGTGCTGTCCGAATCAACACGAGTCCTTACGGTGGTCTCGATAACTTTGCCGTCTACTGTCGTTTCAACATATGACTCTACTTTATTGCCATGAAGATTAGGATTCCAATCCTTTTCTTTTATAACAAAAGGTTTACCATCTTCGGTACGACGATCAGTAACCACATAAGGAGTTTTTATGGTTACCTTTTCTTGTTCCTTTGCTTCATCAGGTTCACCAAAAAGATTGTAGTCGGGTGTTGAATTACTGATATTAAGAACGTTATTATTATTACCTACTTGAATTTCTCTGCGATTAAAAGAAATACTTTGCCACTTGTCTTGAGGAATATTGTTCTCGTTAAGAACCGTAACAACATCCTCCATACCTCCCTCTACAACGAAAGGCTTTCCGTTGTAAAGAAACGAATATTCTTCTTTAACGGTAGGTTTGGGGGCATCAGGCTTTTCTTCTTTGAAAGTGGTATACATTGAAAAGTCATCAGCAAACGTTCCGTCGGGGTTAATTGTTCTGAATCCAACTTGTTCAGCACCACTTTTAATTTGCCACTCAGCAAAAGTGGGGTATTCTCGACTACTTATTGTTTTTCCCCAGTCTTGTGGCGTATAAAATCCACTTCCTGATTTATACAAAGGAAATACTTGGGAATTCTTCTTTTCCTCTGGAAGTTCAATAAAGGAATCTCCTCCGGGAGGTTTCATCTTTATAATCTTAACATTAGGTAAATTAGGATATGTCTGGTCAACAACAAAGGGAACGCCATCATTACCCTGAACAAGATACTGGGTTTTACTTGCTGCTTCCTGCTGTTTTTCCTGTTGATCCCGTACTCTGTCACCCTTTATTTTTGAAGAAAGAGCATACAGGGCAAGAACACCTAAATCAATAGCCATCTTTTTGTTACTCCTGTGGATTCAAGAATGAGGGTGGGGGTGCAGGTTGCTCAACAGGGGGAGGAGCTGGACGTGTTATCTTCTCGGCTTTCATGCGCTGCTCTTCGTTAATCATCTCAACCATGTCGGCGTACATCTGTGGGTTGCGCTGCTTTAAAGTACGGAAGAATGCAACGTCGTTAAATTCTTTTTCTTCGAACTCCGGATCTTCAACGAATATTGGCGCATCGATTCCCTTCTCTTCCGCCATACCAACAAGATATATAGCCAGTGCAGGTTTGATAAGTTCCGCAACATCTGGGGTAAACATCCCTGCCATAAACCCTTTGAATGCAATTTGGGATACAATCTCTTCGACAGTGATACCAGCCAACATCATCTTTGCAAGGTTCTCGTCTTCTTTTTGTGACTCGATGTTACCAATGATAAAGTCGATAGCCTGATTAGGATCGACGATTTGGGGTGGACGCTCCCACGGCCACTTTCCCGGCGCACCAGTAAGAGAGTGTCCGGGAGGGGCAGCAAGAGGTGTAATCTTATCTAGTGCCATGTTAGGATACCTTTGATTCTGGCATCTTTGACGATGCAAGTTTTATGGTCTGTCCCCCAGTAGAGATATTAGAACGGGGAATGCCAATCGTCTGAACGCGAGAGATCATTGAACGAGCATTACGGGAGTTGTCTAGCATGTTTGGTACGCGGTTAGAATTGCCAAGTGGTACAGACGAGGCTTTTCCTGCTGCAGCTAATTGTCTGGCGGCTACCGACGTTGGAGAAATGGTATCAGGCTCCGGAAACTTCATTTTGTCTCCGTACATTGCGTCACCGATTCCCGCTACAGCCCCTGTTAGAAGCCCTTCGGGGTCAGCCAGTTTTGTTCCGAACTCGGCTGCTCCCGACAGAAATCCACCTATCATGCTGTCGGGTTCAAAATAACTTGCACCAGCAGTGCCAGCGTATTCAAGACCCTTACCAAGAAGAAATGGTGAAGCTACAGCGAGGGCAGTTTTAAATATATTCATGTTTAAAATCCATTATGAAGGCTGGTTGTACGCATCGAATATGTTATCAATCGATTTAACAATCAACATGTCTTCAAACTGATCACTGTACGAGGCTTTGTTTGCAGCGATTGTTTGGGCTTGCATCGCAGCATTGTGTGCGCGAGCTTCTCTATTTTCAGAGATCTGCATTGTCCACGCAGCCTGATCCCTGTATGTTTGCCACAGGTTAGCAAGTGACTGCTGGCTGATTGATAACAGGTTCATAACGTTTTGTTGATTAGCCGCATTTTGTGCCGCTGTGTTAGCTGTGTTGATATCTCTGCGCCACTGAGCGTTGCTTTGTGCAATCTGTGCAGACATGTTTGCGTTGAACTGTTCCCGTGCTGCATCCATCTGGGTGTTGAACTGAGACATAGCGTTGGTTTGCGACACGTTGTACTGCTCAACGGCAGCCTTACGATTGAGAGTTGCAGACTCAACTTGAGAGCCAAGCTGCTCAAAGAACATGTCAAGTTCCATCTGTGACTTAGCATTGAACTGATTTGCAGCGTTTTCAGCAGCCTGATCAGTTAACATCGCCTGTAACTGTCCTTGATAACTTACTGTAGCAGATTGTTGCTCGTTTGTCAAGTTCTGCAAGTCAAGTGAAAGAAATGCTTTGGCGTTGTTAACGTTGGCTTGCTGTTGGGCATTTAGGTTAGCCATATCCATCTGGGCAGATGCGGCTGCGTTTTGCAACGTGGCCTGTTGCTTGTTGGATAAGTTTTGCAACTGGATGGTTGCGTACGTTTTGGCGTCGGCTGCAGCAATCGGAATACCTGATTCCATTACTGCCGTTACCATCGCGGCAGCAGCCATACTTGATGCACCAAGTCCTCGCTGTTGCATTACAGCGGCGGCTTGTCGAACAGCAGGTGCAGCCCACGCGGGTAGGGGCTGTCCTTCTTTGACGGTGGATAGCAACTCCGCCATTTGGTACTTGACTGTGCCTTTTGGATCAAGCTCTTCCGTTGCAGCAACAGCCATGCTTTCAGGGGTAAGTTGTCCTTGTGCTGCTTCCATAACTGATCCAGCAGAAAGGTCAGCAGTAGCAGCGGCAGCAGGTGCAACTTCGCCCACTGTGGCTGTTTCGGCAACAACGGGTGTGGTAGCAGTTGGTGCTTGCTGGGTGAATTGGTCTGCATCAATGGCGGGTGCAGCTACCGCCGGAGCAACTTCTGCCATTTTTGCAACGTCCGGGGATATCTCTTCTCCGGGTTGTGCTTGCATGGGAGTTGGTGTAATTTGTTGCGACGTTGGCAACGCTGGCATGTCGGCTTGTTCGGTTTGCCGTTGAATAACTGCTTGCTGTAGTTCTTCGCCTGTTTTACCTGTGAGGGTGCTATCTTGTTCTGCCATGCTTTTTACCTATTCCCCTGCAACACTCTATCCAGCTTATCTTCCAACCTATGCAATGCTTCCATCAATCTATCCATGTCGTCACGTAATTCTGTCTTTGTTGCATAGTCTTCACGTGTTCTGTTTACAAGAATGGTCAGACGCTTGAGTTCGTTGCTCATGCTAACCAAGAACCACGCACCACCAGCTACGATTACACCAAGAAGCATATCAATTAGGTTGGTCATTTCCATCAGGCGAGGTCTCCCTTGATATCCCAACAGACAATAGCCTCATCAAAGTATTGACTAGATGTAGAGGTTTGGACAACAGTTATAACCCGTGATGAGCTAGTTGTGAAAGCAACATTAGGACTATGTCTGGATGGAGCAACTATACCTGCGTTTGCATCAACACTGTTGTCAGCAATAGATGCACTGCCACCACCACAATAATCATCATTTGCAAAACTGTTAGTATATCCTACTGAGTAATCGCCAGTACCATTGTCAGTTAAACTCGCATTGTTCAGTGAATCACGCGCCGCAATCGTGCCAGTACCATCAAAGTTTACCCACGCTTTTGCTACTCCAGATACAGCATTAGCACCATCTGAAATACCACCACCAAACTCTGCTAATTCTGCTGCTTTACTCATGCGAGGTCTCCCACTGCCCAAACAGAACCATCATCTGGGTCTTGCATTGTACTTGATGTGTCGTTTTGAAACTCTGACTGAAAGGCTGTTGTTGAGTAAGTTGAGCCGTTTTGCGGTGTGCAAAAACGTCCTCGCCCAGCGGTGTTGCCATCTCGTATGGACAGTTGAAAGCCATAGGTTGCCGCGCCGAAAGCTGACGTAAACGTGTGCGTGAAGTCGCCAGTGCCATTGTCTGTCAGGGTGCTTTGGTTTAAGCTGTCTGATGTAGAGGGTGTTACACCATCAAAGCTAACCCAAAACTTAGTGCTACCACCAGCCACATATTCCATAGCCACGCTGTTAGCACCAGCAGCATCCTTCAGGGTGTTTACTCTTAGTTCGCTTGCCATTATGCTAGGTCTCCGAATAATCCTACACCAGCGTAGTCACCAGTTTCTATTGAACCACCTGTACCACTTACAACTCGCATAGGCCAAGTTGTTGTTGTTGGTACATTAAAACCACTGCCAGCGTAGTAAATATTAGAACTAGCATCACCACCAGAGGTTTGTTGCGCTGAACCTGTAACAGAGTGATAAACAGAACGAATAGCAGACATTCCATTGGTTAGGTTTGTGCTATATTCTCCCGTTCCGTGGTCAGTTAAGGAAGCCATATTAAAAGAATCATGTAATGTTGGTGTTGCGGCTGGTTCAATGTTACCCCACGCCTTCGCCAGACCCTGCTGAAGTGATTGCGTTGCACTACCACCCTCGCTAGTAACTGTGATGTCACCTGCGCTGGTTACCCCCTGCATTTCATCGACTTTGAGTATGCTTGCCATTATGCTAGGTCTCCTGTCATGCTAACAAACACAGTTCTGTCTGCCGCTGTCCCTGCCGCTACCACTACATTATGCTTTAGTGATGTAGTTTTTACTGAATCTGTATAATTTGTTTCTCTTTTAACACTTAAAAAACTGTCATTGTTTCCTACTGAACCAACTTCCATAGTAGCACCGCCAGACACATAAGTAGTGTTATTAAAAACATTCGTATATGTTGATGTATAAACACCAGTTCCGTTGTCAGCCAAGCTAGAAATATTAAATGAATCTCTTGCCGCAACCGTTCCAGTACCATCAAAGTTATGCCAAGCCTTCGCCGCACTTTGTTTAGTCAGTTCAACTGGTCCAGTACCTGCCTTATCCGCAATGGTATCTACATTAAGAACGCTAGTCATTATACAATGCTCCAATACCCGTTAACAGTGACGGTGGCATTCTGTGTGATTGGTCCACCACTGACACCATTCTCATCACTGTCAATCGTGATGTCAGCATCTATGCTCTGTCCATTCAAACGGATGATGCTGTTGTTACCTTTGAATGGGTAGCGATTGTCACTTTCAGTCTTTGTGTATGAGTTCGCAACATTGAACACATCGTATGCCACCATCTCAACAATGTCATTCAGGGATGCTGCAGTTGTCAGGACAACACTTGTGCCTGTCGTAGCGGTGTAGTCCGTTGTTGGCTTGAGCAGGACACCGTTCTGGTACACATCCAAGTACAAGCTGTCAGCATAGGTGAGTACCTTGCTGTCTGCGTCACTGCCAGTGAAGGTTGTTTGACCTGCAGTTGCCTGATAGACAAAGCGGTTGCGAACACCTGTTGAGGGGGATTTACCAATGTAACTCATGCGAGGTCTCCGTGAACTGTGCGGCTATGAGGCTGGTTAGCCCTACTGCCACCATCGTTAATAATTGCAACGTCTACGTCACTAGTTAATCTGTCTGCATTGCCATCAAGTGAATTAGTTCTGGTTTCATCACAAACACCAGACGCTGACCAAAGCGCATTACTCATATTGCTCGTAAATGCGTAGGTATAGTCACCAGTTCCATTGTCCGTTCCCGATGCAATATTTATACTATCCGAAACCACAGCCGCATTTGAGCCAGAAAGCCAAGCCTTCGCCAATCCTTGTTGAACCGAAGTGGTTACAGCACCGCCCTCAGACCCAATAGCAAGGGTTGATTGCAGTCCTTCACCTGTAATCTGAGTGAGTGCCATAACCTATCTCCGTGTTCGTTTTTTGTGTCTTAGGCGTAAGGGCTATCGCCAAGCAAGTCTGCATCCCATGCTGCCTTCAGGCTTGCAATGTCATAAGCGTCAGCAATTTCCTGTGCCGCTGGTGCATCACGCAGTGCCTGTTTAGCAGACGCAATGGCAGAGGTGTCTGAGCCAGCTTCTAGTGCCTTCATCAGTTCCACGTCCTTTGCTTCAAGCAATGGCTTACGTGCTTCACGAACCTTGTTACGGAAGATTTCCCGTGCAGAGTCCATGTCTTCACTGATTACGCTTCCATTAAGAGACCATGCACCACGAAAGTGACGGTCAGAAGGAACGGTAGCTGTGGAAGCGTCAATCTGATTCCCGTCCTTATCTACGATGTATGTTGTTACAGCCATGTGTTTTCTCCTACGCTGCGATATCAGTGGCAGTTATGTCATCAGCTATCTTCCAAGCATTACGCCACTCTCTAGTGCTTGGTAGCTGTTCCTTACGGCAGATAACCATCTTTGGTTTATTGCCTGTGTTCCATTCTTGCCAGACATGCTGTGGCACATCCTTCATAATCAAATACTCAATAGCTTCTTCTTCAGTCATCGCTGGCATTGGCTCAGTCTCATGCAGTAAATAGCCGCGAGTATGCCGCACAAATTCCGGTGATTGTTCGTCCTTTGCCAACTCGTGATACACCCACACTGGTGGTAGGATGCCGCCTTGTAAAGCGCAAGCCATCCAGTTAGGGTCAGGCACAAGTATCTTGGCGCACTCATCAATGCTGTCTTCATAGACAACACGGTAGTCAGACTGCACACCGTCCAAGTTTTCCTTTGCCCAGCATAGTCGGTCAAACAGGTGAGTGCCTTTGAAATCAGGTGTCGTTGTCATTAGGCGAGGTCTCCTTTTACTGAGGTACAGCAAAAATCACTATCCGTGTATGTGCCACTGTTATTTACTTGTTGAGTAGAATAACTGCTAGTAGCCATCGCACTTATTCTAAGGCCATTTATGGCAGGGCCAGTAATCCCAGAAGAATAAGCCAAAGAGTATCCTGCATTATTCATAGCGTTGCTCATATTTATTGTACCACGACCTGTTCCACCATCAGTTACAGAAGTCACATTAAAACTGTCTTGAACAACGTGCGATGTGTTATATTGCACCCAAACCTTCGCACTACCATCAACAACATAGTTCGTGGCGATTGACCCTGCGGTTGAGTGGGTCAGTGTATCCGCTATAATTGTTCCAGCCATTATGCGAGGTCTCCGTGTCCAACTAGATAATTGTATTTAGCATCTGCAAAACCTGAATTACCATTATAACTACTTATGTCATACAAAGACGTTGTTACAGTTAGATTGTAACCAATCTTTGCGTGTACGGATGGCGCACTTGGAAAATCATCAGCAGCATACGCATTTGAACTAATCTGTACAAGGTAGTCTGTATTACTAAAAGAGTTTGTAACAGATGTCGTAAATCGCCCAACATTTACGTCAGTCAAACTACTATTATTAAATGAGTTAATTGCTGTAGTGCTAGCCATATCAAAATAAAGATAGTGCTTTGCTAAAACTTCCTGCATTTCCATAGTTACAGAACCACTCGTCACCGTAATAGAGCCAGCAGAGGTCTTGCCTGTGAGATTGTCAACTAGGATGGTACTCATGCTAAGTCTCCTGCTACCATTCCGGCAATGTAATCATCGTCATCTTTTGTGCTGTGTGTAGAAACCCAAGAGGTGTTACTAGCATAGCGTCCTGATGTGTCAGAGTTTGCAACGGTGTGTCTGTTATCGTCAGTAGTTGCCAAACTACCTTCTTGTGCAGGGCAAGAACTTGCAGTAACAACGTGTGCAGCACTACTCATGCTGTTCGTATAGTTACCGTACAGACTGCCTGTTGCACGGTCAGTGTAACTGGCGATGTTAAATGAATCCACAACGGTATTATCAGACATATCAAAAGCACCATAGGCTTTTAGTGCTTCTTGCTTAGTCAGCGTGACTGCACCACCCGATGTGTTCTGTATGGTATCTGCTTTTAATGTACTCATAGTGTCACCAATGTTCCACCGCTATCTACGGTCAATGTTACACCAGATGCTACGGTAAGCGGTCCAGTTACGTTAGCATTCTCAGTTCCGACAATAGTAATGTCCGAACTCAACGTCTGTGCATTGATACGGAACATGCCACTATTCTTAAAGTTGCCTTTAAATTCATCAGGGGGAGTGATTGAACCTGCAGTGAGGTCAAGGAAGTTTACAAAGATGTTCGCAGTGCCGCTAGAAGGGGCAGCAGTGAAGGTCAGGGTAACACCGTCAGGAACAGTGTAGGCACTGGCAGCATCTTGGACAACGCCATCAACCGACACAATGATGCTTTGCTTCGTAGCAACTGTACGGTTCAAGGTAAAGGTAGTTGTTGTGCCGTCACCGTTGAACTGCTGGACAGCAGGTGTAGCAAGGTAGGATATAGCAGGTGAGTTACCCTGATAAGACATGCCCTACTCCTTATGTAATGTCAAGATGGCTGAGAACAACGTCAGCAGAAGATGCTGTATCCGATGTGACCACGATTGCGTCACCCGGTTCCAAGACAACCTTCTGGTCACCACCAACCACAACTAAAGAACCACCAACTGGTACTGGAGCATCTTTAACAAGGTAAACACTGTCTTCTGCACCGCTTGTACGACCTGAAGCATCAAGCTGTACATCTACGGTGATTTGACTTGTTACGATGTTAGCAATGCTCAGACCAATGATGGTGGTTTCGGTTGATGCACCACAAGTTAGAATAGTCGCTGGGGACGTTCCAACTGCTGTGTCTGTTTCTGATAGGAAAGCGTTTGCCATAGTAATCCCTCTTTGGATATATTATAAAGTATTTTTGTGTGATTGTCAACCCAATGCAATAGCAAAAGCTAAAGCGGATGGGTCTGTTTCGACTACGGTGATGTTGGTTAGCTGCGAACCGTCGACAGCCGGGAGCTTTCCAGTGCCATCGAGTTGCACAACATTGTTCGCGGAGGTTCCCACGTTGAGGGTAGCAGCCGTACCCAGACCGAGAGTAGTGCGTTGGGCAGCGGCGTCTGCATCGTCGAGCAATGCCTTACCTGCTGCTGTCAAGTCGTAGGTTGCAGCAGTACCACTACCTGTAAACTGAATGCCTTTATCTGCTGCAGAAGTCAAACCCGCGATAGCTGCTAGTTCAGCATCATACGCCTGTACGTCTGTACCAATAGCTAGACCCAGTGTAGTTCTCTGAGCAGAAGCATCAGCGTCATCCAACAGTGCTTTACCTGCTGTTGTCAGGTCATACGTTGCTGCAGTGCCACTACCAGTAAACTGAATTCCTTTATCTGCAGCCGATGTCAAGCCAGCCAAAGCAGCAAGTTCTGCATCGTAAGCTTGTACATCAGTGCCAATAACCAATCCTAAGTTTGTACGTGCGGCAGAAGCTGTGCTTGCACCTGTACCGCCATCAGCCACAGCGAGGTCACCAGAAGATGTTACGGTAGATAAGTCGATGGTGGGGGAGGTCAGGGTTTTGTTCGTCAAGGTTTGCGAACCCGTCAAGGTTGCAACGGTTGAGTCAATTGCGAACGTCACGGCATTACCGCTACCGCTCGTATCAATACCCGTGCCACCAGTAAAGGTCATTGTCTCGCTATCAAGGTCAATGCTTAATGCACCGCCTGTGTCAGCTTGGAAATCAAGGTCAGAAGCAGTGACTTGAGCGTCGACGTACGTTTTGATGGCCTTTGCAGAGGCAAGGGTTGTGTCGGTAGCAGCAACAGAACTTAGGTCAGTGTCGAGGACGCCTGACTTGAGGTTGTCTACTTCGATGTTCGAAACGGTGTTGTTGTCAAAATCGATGGTCTTGTTGGTAATAGTTTGCGAACCTGTCAGGGTTGCAACGGTCGAGTCGATGGCAAATGTGACGGTATTGCCTGACCCGGACGTATCGATACCCGTGCCACCTGTAAGGGTGAGGGTTTCTGAGTCGAGGTCGATGTTTAGTGCGCCACCTGTATCCGCCTGAAAGTCTAAATCTTGGGCAGTGACTTGTGCATCAACGTAGGCTTTGATGGACTGCTGGGTTGCAAGGGCTGTTGCACTGTCAGAAGACAGGGTATCTTCGTCGAGGATGTCCGTAACCGTTGTGGTTGGCATCGCAATGCTATCAACATACGCAACACCATCGATGTACAGGTCTTTGAACTCAGCACCGGATGCACCCAAATCAACATCGTTGTCGGTTACAGGAACAACAGCCCCATCTTGAACTCGTAGCTGTTCTACGGAAGAGCTTGAGACATCTACAAAGAAACCAACACGGTTGTTCGTGTCGTCAACAACAACCTTGTTTAACGGAGTTGTTATGCCGGGGTCGCCAATCAGACCAATGACCGGACCCTCCGCAGCCGTACCATCGTGTTTGTGACCTGTCGAGTTGTTGAAGGCGACTAATAACTGGTCGAACTCATCGTTCGAATCCGCTGCGTTGATAACGTCGCCGTCAGTATATGTAGATTGTCTGGTATAACCTGCCATTGGTTATCTCCTTCCTCCCGGAGTAAATTCTAGTTGGTAGCCTTTGATTGAGATGGGGGCTGCGCCTTGATTGTCGTCGAGACGAACCGCAACCGTAAATCCGCCCCCTTCGATGCTTTGTCTGACCAGTGGTGTTCCACTCGAACCGTACACGGCTGTTCCGTATGTTGAAGTGGCGAACCCGTAGATAGCTACCGCTGCACCTGTTGTCAGTTCGTATTCGTTTGGCTGGGGAACATCCGACGAATTAAAGTCGTAGCGAATACGAAACTTTGAGTTAACCGTTCCTTCGTTATCGTAATTCCAGATAATCCGCTGCATGAGCTTTCGGATACCTGCGTCACCCATCGTAAAGTCAGGAGAACGATAAATAGCCTGAATGTTGGTTCCGTCGAAGTCATCCCCCGTTTCTTGCTTGTAGACGTAACCATCGTAACCACCATGCAAGACTGTCTCTGTTCCACTGATAAATCCGGATGTGCAACACGCAGCTTTGATACCCTTCAGGTCAGCATATTCCCAACCCATTCCCCCTTCAACACCCGCCTTGATAACACCAATGATTCCCGGTGCGCCAGCCGTCGTTCCAGAGTCTTGGGGGAAGAACAGGCGATACTGGCTCTTGTTTCGGATGACGACAGATGATATGCGGTCTTTATCGATGTTATCGAGGCGGGGCTGTACCTGCTTAGATACTGTTCCCAGTTCGATATCCCCAATCTTATCCGTACCTGCGATGGTTCGCAAACCGTCCGGAGCCAAGTATATAACGTCACCTGCTATCTCTTGGACGCTGAAGCCATCTACGCAACCGATGTTGCGAGTGACAGGTTGCATCTGAAAGTCTGCAATCGACGAACCTGCAAGAAAGTAAATCTGGTCTTCGCAAAAGATGAAGAGACGGTCACGAAAGACCTTCAGTTTCTTGACGGGGCTTTCGACGCGAACCGACCCTGCCCCATTCGCCGTCGAAAAGTCCGTCTCATCAAACGGAGACGTAAACACCACTTCCTGTGGGTTCGTTGACATACCTGCAAAAAACACGTGACTTTTAAACACAGCCACGAACTGAGGGTCTGCAGGTGCGCCACTAGCGTTGATGTCAGTAACCGTAAGGACTACATGAGGGCTGTCTAATGCCAGAAACATCGCTAATCAGCCCGGCAGTTGTTCGATTAGGCGGCGGTCTGGTCCTCGACAAGGACACCTTCTCTATCCCACCCGGTGCTGCTCTCCAGTTGCAAAACTTCGAGCCGGACATCAACGGTGGGTATCGACGTATCAACGGGTTCGAAAAGTACGACACGAACCAAGTTGGCGGCACATCCGGAACTATTCTTGGGGTTCACATTTATGAAGACCAAGTGATTGTTGCAAAGGACACGGCAGTTTACAAGGGTACGGGTAGCGGTTGGACAAGTATCGACACCGGACGAACTAGCGCAGGACGATTTGACTTTGCCACGTTTAACTTCAACAACACTGAAAAAGTTATCTGGTGCGATGGAGCCAACAATGCTTCAGTGTACGATAACAGTACGGTTACTGACATCAACGCTAGTGGCGCACCTGCAGACCCTCAGTTCGTGGCTGTGTTTAA